CATCCAGAGAATCTTGGTGACAACAGCTCTTGGATGAATTCAGATAAACTTGAGGCAATTTTGTCTAAGCCATTATCTGACTACGCAACATTCAAAGCCTCTGTGAAAGACATAGCAAGGTTTGTAAATCCGTCAGACTTAAAAGAGGTGAAGAAAATTGGAGTGAGAACAAAAGCTATTGAATTAATTGCTGAAATTTTGGAAAATGAAGAGTTAATGACAGCATCAGATGTGGCAATGAAGTATTCCGGCAAAGGGAATGAAGACTTCAAGATCTTAATCCAAATTTTTAAGAAAGGGCAAATTGGGGGTGTTAGAGAGATAATAATTCTTTTCATCAAAGCTAGGATAATGATGAATATTGTTGAGGAAGTGGCTAGACTCCTCTGTAAGTCAGACAAGCGTGAAATCTTGACAAAAGGTAGGGATAAGAGGCTTATGATGCGTGGTGATTTTGAAGAAGTGACCTCTTCTTTCCCTGAAGGCACTCCTGTCCAAGTGATAAAAGAATCTTATGACATGACTGTCTGGTGTCAGAAATTTATCCCTGTGATATTTGCTCACATTCACTTGGAACATTTTAGGGACCACCCAGGCATGCAGAGCCTCGCAAAACACATCTTTCTTGCGCATTCGAATAAGGAAATAGAGTACCCCAGGAAACTTGTTGAGCAGTGGGAGCTACATAGGGATGCTAAACATGAGGACACAGCAATGCAAAGGTTGAAGGAGAAGTTCTTGAGAGATGGAAAGCCTTACTTCCAAAATCACTCAAACATGTGTCAAGGCATACCACATTACAACTCTAGTGTTCTAGGTCTTTCCTCAATAAGTTTGAGGGATGCATTATTTCATGAGTGTCTGAAGCAGTTGAATCAGGAATGTCACATCCGATGGAAAACAAGGCTTGGATCTGATGATAAAGGAACACTAATTGGTATGGATCTTTCAAAACAAACCTCCAGGTTTCAAGCTAAGTTGTTGGGTCAATGTGAAAGGGTCTCAGAAAGGTTGCACTGTATGGAATTGTCAATAAAATCAGCATCTGGCAATGTGATGTATGAGCTGAATTCAGCCTACATGGCCAACCTAGAGACTCTCTCTCCCACAATAAAATACAGTTTAGCAGCCACAGACTCTATAGAAACCAGTTCGTGTGCCGGGTTTGTCAATGAGTCGTTCGCTCGAATTAGGCAAATGAGAGAGAATGGATGTTCATCATTGATTTGCCAGTATGCACATTCCTTGAATTCTAGACATTTCTATAATATCTTTTCAACAGGGCTGGGTGGCACAAATGACTTGCAGACAGTATTCAATCAGCCGACCAAAACCATACCATATGATTTTGGAATTTATCCTCAGTATGACTCTGACTTACAAGACCTGATGGGTCCCGATTTTTATAATTACCGAATATTTAAGAGAGGAGATAAGAAGAACAAAGCCCTTCGCCTGCTATATACAGAATTGTCAAAGAGGGAACAAGATGAGCTGTTCGCGAGAGAAGAAGATGATTTACTGAAGAAAGATCATTTTGGAATAACTCAAGGG